CCATGTCCTGTAGAAAACGTTATTGTAACTACGGCTGATCCGTTAGTTGTAGTAAAAGCGTTAGTAAGCGTGTTTGTTTCTCGAATCGGGTGTATGTCATAAAATACACCTCCTGAGTATGCGTACAATATTCTGTTTGTTCCTATGATAGAATATTTTACTCCGCTACTATTTACGATGTGATGCATAGCTCTCGCTGCGCCAGTAAGTTTATCAGTCCCTAATTGGTTCCAACCACCTATTTTTTCAGGAGTGCCATATCTAAATCTAACATTATCACCATCAACCCATTGACCTTCTGCCTGAGTGTCTGTGATCTGTTTGTTAAAACCTGGTAAGAACTGTACTTTTTGTAATGCCATAGCTCTCTATTATACTAATTTTTAAACAAAAATATAGCTTATTTAGGTGTAAGATTAAAGGCTATCGTTATTCTTTCTTCTGTTGGATTCATATTAGGCTCAACAGAATGCTCTAGCCATGAAGGAAATATCAATAATTGATTATCCGTAGGATATATTTTCCAAAAAGAAGAGTTATATGCTTTAAAATTTTGGACATATTTATCAAAATACAAAGAAACTACGGGAGCTGCAGGATGTCTAAAAACTATAGGTCCTGAATTTTTAGGAACCCTTACATAAAACGTACCTGATAAAATACAGTCAGGATGGTTGTGTAAAGTATTAGCGTCTTTAAATCTATTTATATTTATCCAAAAATTATTTATTTTTAATTTATCTGTGAGTCCTAATTCTTTTGCAAACGCTACACTTATTTTTTTAATGTGACTCAATAAAGGTGTAAATACAGCTTCACTTTCTATGTCATAAGATTGATAGCCTGATAAATTAGATACAAATCTACCTTTGCTATTCTTCATTTTAAAGATTGTTTGTTCTAATTCTTTTTTATTCTTTAAATTTAAAAGAGTGCTAGAGACAGGCACTTTAAATATATCTATAATTTCTTTCTTCATAATTATTTTTTTAAGAATATAGTCCATTCTAGATCTGATATCAAATCATCCAAAAACAAAGTCTTAATGTTTTTAACTTTTATGTAGTTATGTATTTCTTCAATATCAAAAATTACCCAGTCCTTATTACTCTCAAATACAATTTTATCGGCCTCTGTTTTAGTACTACCTTTTTTTGTTAATAAGCCATCAGTATTTCGGTGCATATCTCGAACATCAAACTTATGAAAGCCGTTTCTTTTTTTTAAAGTGCCTGAGATATTCCAAGATGTTTTTTTAGGGGGATACTTAATGTTGTCTAAATTTTTAGAAAATCTTTCTACAATAGTCACAGATTGTTTGTTATTTTTTCTTCTAATAAAATTTTTGTTTTTGCATACTTTCTAGACCACTCTTCGTTAATCTTTGCAAGAGCATTATTTTTTATTTTTAAAACTTCTATCTGTTCCCTAAGTTTTTTATTCATAGCTATCTCAGAAATTTTAATAGCTCTTTCATCAATATACTTTTTTTCCATTTCAAAGTATTTTTCTTTTAATTCTTTTTCTGTCATAATATGTCTAACTGTAATACTAGCACAACTCTATCTTGTAAACAAAACTTACTAATAGGACCAATACCATGTTTTAGTCCAGAGTCAAATATTAAAGCAGTATTAGAATAAGGTAAAGATGAAAATAATATATTTGTTTCCTCTTCATCGTATAACATAGTTTCTCCATGCCAATCTGCTTTCCATTCTTCTGTTAAATATAATATAAAAGTTATATTAGTATTTTGTGTATTCCTATCTTTGTGAATTGCACATTCGTTTCCATGTTGAGAAATATTAAAATACATATTGTGTGGAAAAACTTTAACTTTTAATCTTTTAGATATGTAATCTACTAATTCTTTATAAGGCTGTTTTAATTTTGGTTTTTTTAAATCAGAGTCAATGATTTGATAAGTTAAGTGATTAGAATATTTTCCATCTAATTTAGGATTAATTTCCCATTTAATATTTTTACTTATTCTGTATATTTTATCATATAAATTTTTAGATAAAAAATTATCATATTTAAAAAATTTAGACATAATTCATCCAACCAGTGGCTATGTACTTTTCTTTGGTTTTTGAAATTATTCCACGATGAGTATGAGTAAAATCACTAGGCCAAATCAAAGTTAAACCTTTTATCGCTGGAACTTTTAATTTTTGAAATTTAAATTCAGTCCCTCCATTTGGAACATCATTTAGATAAGTCATGTAAACAAGACACCTTGTTGCTGTAGCAGCACTTAGTCTTTCAGCGTGATATCTAAAAAATCCTTCTTTTGGTTTATAGTATTGAATATTAGTGTTTTCTAACGTATTGTTATAGTGTCCAAAACCAAGAGACTCAAAGTCATATGTTTTTCCATAAAGACCAAAAGCTTTTGTAAGCTGTTTATTATAATCTAACAAACAAGTATCTGTTGAACTTATATGTAAATCTAAACTTTTCTTTCTATCTAAATCTAATTGCTCAAGGCCAACTTTTCCTAGTTTTGCATATTCTTTATATCTATTAAATAACTTAATTAAATCATCACAGATATTTTTTGGAATATAATATCCTTGAACAAAACTATCAAAAGGTAACTTATGTTCTTTCATAATTTATATAAAAGTAAATACCGCTATAACTCTTCTTTTACTTTTTATGGGTAAATTAACACCGTGCAGTCTGCTTGTAAAGAACAATATTCTGTATTTTTTTGGAGACACAGACAATTCTAATTTTCCATTCTTATCATATATGTCTGTATTTCCATCAGCATCATTAAGATAAATAATAACTTGATTGTGAGGAAAATCATGATCAACATGTTTTTTTATTTTTTTAACTCCAATAGGAAAAGTTAAATTAATTGCGGCTCTGTATATATTACTTAGAGGTATGTGATGAGCATGACAAAATCTACCTAAAATATTTCTAAAAAAAGGAAAATGACTAGACCAAGGTTCACTTATACCTTTCTCTGATTCTTCAGGTCTACGTAATAACATATGATATAAAAAAGGTTTTTTGTCACCCGTCACTTGATTATCAGCCCAGAACCAATTAAACTTATCACTTAAAACAATTTCGTCTAAATATTTTTTTTCTTCTTTATTTAAAAAATCATCTTTAATTATGTGCATTAATGCAAACCTATTGTTCCTAATTGTTTTCGACCATCCCATTTACGAATAACATTTTCTTTAGTATTATAATTATAATGTAAAAAAGTCTGCATACATAACTTACCTTTAAAAGGTTCTCTCCAATGTTCTACTTTACAGCCTTCATAAACCATCATGTCTCCAGGATCTAAATTTATTTGTAATCCTTTGTTATTAGGAGAAATATATTTTTGACCTTCTTGATGTAATTTAATATTTTTAGGATCTACAAATATAGGCCAAGGGTCGCCACCTAAATTTAATGTAGTCGATAGTTCACAACTATATCTATCTTTATGTCTTTTTAGGTCTGCCCCAGTTACATAAACACGTGAGTAAGAATATGTTTCTATTAATTTTTTTCCTACTATTTTTTCTACTTTAGGTTTTAGATAAACCAATAAGTTATCCATGGCTATGTCTCCATATGTGTTAAAGGAGTTAGGAACTTGATGATCACCTCCTCTTCCATGCAACTCATTAAGAGGAGAGATAACTCGGTTCTTTAGATAGTAATGATAAACTTCAGATTTTAATAATAAATATCCTTTTAAAAAATCTGCTAATTCTTTTGATATTGCTTTTTTAATAATTGTGTATTTATTTTTTTTAAAATTCATTACATTATTTGTTTTGGGTCTAACGCTATATTACCAGATATACTTATTCTATATTTATTAGATAAATAAAAAGGATATACCTGATGACTTAATGTAGCAGGAAAGAATAAAATGGTTCCTGCATCTTCTGGTTCTAAGTAAAATGTCTTGGTAGAAATAAGTCCTAAACTATTAGTGTAACTAAACTGAAAAGTATTTGAAGAAGGAGTATTTGATTCTTTCATAAAAGCAATCTCTTTTTCTTTTTTATAACTTGAAGGGATTTGCATCCAAACCACGAATGAAAAAACAGCCCCGGTATGTGAGTGAATAGGATTAAACTCATGTTTTTTTTGAAAATTAACCCAAAGAGAATTTAAGACATAACGACAGTTATTGGTTAAAATTGATGGCACAATTACATTTAACTCCTTTTCTTCATATTCATATAATAATTTTAGCAACACATTTTCAAAAAACCAATTATCTTTATCTTTTAAATTATATGATTTATTTATATTTCCAGCCAAGTGAGATTTATGACTACCTTTTTTATTTTTAATATAAGAATTTAATCTATCCATAACTTCTTTATTTAGTTTACTTTTTATGTATCCTATGTTTGGGAAAATTTCTCTAGGCATATTTATTTTTTATAGATATTGTTTTTTAAATAATCAGAATATATTTGTTTTGTCTTGACTAAATCATTCCATATTTTAATTCTACCTTTTAAAATCTTTGCAGATTTTTTTTGACTTTCAATACTCTCTTTAATATTAATATGATTTCTATAAGCTAATTCATCAAAATCAGTAGGCGCCCAATTCATACCTGCTGCTATACAATGTAGGCCACCATTATCTGGATAAGACCAATTTAGTCTATTGTTAACTGACCAAAGAAGACCTTGAAGGTTACTTGGTTTTAAATTAATTAATTTTTCTTCCCAACTTTTATTAAAGTTAGCTTTCCAATAAGGAGTATCTTTTCTGTGAGATAAAGCATAATGAAGTGCAACAAAGTCAGCAAAGTTTTTAAATATTGATTTACATTCGTATGTAAAATTATCTCTATCCCATTGTGAAAATTCATCTCTTTTTAAATTTCTAATTAATACTCTTAAAAATTCATGAACAGAAAATAAACCGTTACCTTCTAAAGGTTCAATAAAACCTGCAGACAAACCTATCGCTACTACATTTTTAACCCACAACCTTTTGTGTATACCAACTTTTGATTTTATATTTCTAAATTCTAATTCTTTAGTTCCTAAATGTTTTTGAAACTGTTTAAGAGCATCTTCATCACTAACAAAATCACTAGAGTAAACATATCCTGTTCCTATTCTAGACCATAGAGGAACATTCCAAACCCATCCATTTTCTATGGCAGTGCAATTTGTATATGTAACAAGTTCTTTCTTTTTATCCTTAAAAGGTTTTTGAACAGCCCAAGCAGAGTCGTTAGGTAATAAATCTTTATAAGACTCAAAAGGTTCTTTTAAATGTTCTTCAAGTAAAAAAGATTTAAATCCCGTGCAATCTATAAATAAATCTGCTTTGTGTTTTTTGTTTAAGCTTTTAATTCCTTGTTCATTTATCTCTACGGATTTTATGTGTTCTTTGATATATTTTACACCTTTGGGTATTGCATAATAATCTTTTAACCATTGACCAAACTTTACCGCATTAAAATGGTAGGCAACGTCTGTTTCTTTGTTAAAAACAATTTCGTTACTTTCATTATTAAAAAATTTATTTTCATTTATCATTGCCATTTGAGGATAGAAAGCCTCCGCATAATTATAATTATCTGTTTTAGGAAGAGCAGATTTTATAAACCACCAATCATTCAATCCATTTGAGGTTCCTCTTAAATCAGGCTTACCAAAAGGATAACAAAATTTACTTCCCTTTTTATAAAAGTCGGTAAACATAATTCCTAATTTATAAGTGGCATCGCAGGCTGGCATAAATTTTTTATCTTCAATGCCTAAAAAATTTGTCCAATATTTCATCTGATTTAAAGTGCTTTCACCTACCCCAATGATTGGAACGTTTGGTGATTCTATAACTGTAATTTTTTTATTTGGAAAAGCTTTTATTAATGTGGAAGCTGTCATCCAACCAGCAGAGCCTCCTCCAACAATTGTAATGTTTTTTATACCCATGGTGCTCCACATGACCAGTTAACTAATGAATATCTTGTTCCTTTCTTTACAGGTTTTACTCTGTGCCAAACAAAACTTGGGAAAACAATTAGTGTTCCTTTTTTAGTGTTATTAACTTTTTGCACATACTGTTTGTTTTTTGGTGTTAACAAACTAAATTCAAGCTCACCGCCTGTATATTCTTTTGAATCAGAAAGTTGCAGTGTCATAGAAAGCTTTCTTGTCTTACCTCTTAAATTTGGATTTTTATTAGTGTGTGAATAAGGACTTGGAAAAGTATCTTGATGCCATCCATAAAATTGACCCTTATTATATATTGTGAATTGACATGCTTCATTCCAATCCCATTGATAGTTCCACTCTGCGTTTTTATTTGCGGCTTTTATAATAGGATTTATTTCATTATATATCCAAGGTTCACTTAACCAGGCAATATTTGATTTTCTAATTTTAGATAAGTCTTTATGATCTTTTTTTGATTTAGGTTCTTGTTCACCTACAAACGCTGTTTTTTTATTTTGGTTAAGTCCAAAATTAATTATTTCATCACAAAAAGTTTTGGAGATAGCATTTTCAAAAATCCAAAAAGACCATTTTAAATTCATAAATTCTTCTTTCTTGTAACAAAAACTATAAAATTTACAACGAGTATTTTATTCCCAACTTGATGTTGAAGGATTCCAATCAGATTGATTGGGGTCCCCACCATCTACTATTTCTGTACCAACCCATTTTTGGTTATCTTCATCCCAAAGTAAAGATCTGTCTCCTGTTTGAGATTCTGTTGGCTGAGTTACAGGTGCTTCCCATTCTCTAGATGCATTTAGAGTCCAAGAAGGATAAGGTTTTGCGTTAATAAAAACATCATTAACAGCATCATAAGTTCCACCTATAGAGGCAGGTCTTTCTCTAATAGAGTCATTTGTTTCTTTATAAATATGTGTGTCATTATCACCGAATAAAGCTTCTACACTAGATTGTGTTTCGTTATCATCTACGACGTAGACTTTAACAACTTCATTAAGTGAATTTATTTTTGCGTATTTTTTAGCCATTATCCACCTATTGTCATTGTTCCAGAAACATTAAAAGTAATTAATCTATCACTTCCAACATCTGTAATGGTATTGGATCCTGGTGCTACTGTTGGATCTGTATCAGCGTTAGGGTATCTAAAATAAATTTTTCCATTTCCACCACTTCCACTTTGTCCTACGTTGTTTCCAGAACCACCGCCGCCTCCTCCAAGGCCGTCTGTTCCATTTCCACCAGAATTATATCCAGTGCCCCCGCCGCCTGGTCCTGCGGCTCCACCACCAGGTGGGTTTGTTGAGAAATATCCTCCTCCACCGCCTCCTGCGGCTAAGAAAGGTGTCCCTGTAATATTAACTGTAGCGCCTGCTCCACCGTTACCTGGATTTGGACCTGCGCCTCCGGCTCCTCCGCCACCGCCTCCAGTGTGACCTGGGCCAGGACCTTTTCCTCCTGGAAAACCTTGAACGGGTGCTTGAGGTGAACTTAAAGGTGGAGTGTTTCCGCTTCCTCCGGGATTATAATAACTTCCGCCACCTGATCCTCCATCAGTAGGATCTGAAGGTGAAACTGGTCCACCGTGTCCTCCACCAGTTGATTCAAAATCTACTGTTGGTGCACTTATATAAATTTCGCTATCTGTACCTTTATTGTTAGATGGTCCACCATCTCCACCAGCTCCAACTGTTACTGTGTAAGTTTCACCACCTGTTAATTCTAATTTAGTTCCACCTGGATGATTAGTTCGGAAGCCACCGCCTCCACCACCACCGCCGTGTTGGTTTCTATTTCCTGATCCTCCACCTGCTATGAATTGATAATCAAAAGTTTGTGGCGACACACCACCCCCAGATCCGAAACCTAGAATTGTATATCCAAATCCTGCCATTTATTCTCCTTACTGATCGTTAGCAGCGTCTGTAGTGAAAAATAACTTGATTCCTAATAGTTTGGCATCTGCAGTTAAACTATCCTCTGATACATCTCTAGCGATTTGGAAGAATACTTGTTCATCCGTGCTAGGAGATCCAGCTATAGTAACTGCTCCACTTTCTGCTGTAACGTCTAAATCGTTTGCTGTACCACTGTGTGCTTTCGCTGTTGGTGCAACCGCTGTTCCAAAAGCAGTATTACAAGAATCATTATCTGCAATTGCAACTCCTGATAAAGCCCAAGATACAGTTCCTGTATTTGTTGAATCTGCTGTAAAAAACGCTTGGAAAGTTACTGTGCCTTCATTCCAAGATTTTGGAAAAGCAACAGCAAATTGTGCATTCTCATCAGAGTCTTTGTCAAAATCTAAAGTTTTAATTTCAGGGCCATTTGATAATTCTACTTGACCAGCCGCTGATCCAGCAGTGGTATTAGGGTACATAGCTACCGCAGGAACCCAAATAGATTCTTTACCTGCAATTTTAACTGCAGCTACGTTTCCACCTGAATCTTCTGCTTGAATTACTCCAGAACCTTTTGTTTTTAATGCTATACCCACGTTCGTGTCACCGCCTGAAGCAGTAAGTGATGGGTTATTGCCTGTAGCAGCATTTACAAAAGTAACTTCATTAACCGCTGAACCTGTAGCTGTAATTAAAGCTACTTCGTTTCCGTTAGTGTCTAAAATAGAAGTTCCTATTTTAGGGGACGTTAATGTTTTGTTTGTTAAAGTTTGTGTTCCACCAGTGGTAACATCACCGTTTGGTAAAGTGTAAATATCTGGATTAGTTCCATCGTTTGCAGTTGCAAAAACTACTGCATCACCTTTGTCAGTTGCTGAGAAAGTAAACGAATCACCAGATCCTGATGTGTATTTAAATTGTACTGTGTATGCACCAGATGTCGAGTTTCTTAAATAATAAAAAGTTTGTACATCTAATGGAATTGTTACAATTTGGTTTCCTGTAATTGTGCCTGTGAACTCGATCATTCTGTGAGATAAAGTTGCTCCAGTTGATCCATCAGAAACAGATAAAGCTGTTGTTTGTGCACCACCTGCTATTGATTGAGCGGTAAATCCACCAACAATTTGTTCGAAAATTTGTAAGTTTGTATTAGTTTTTGTTCCCCACGTTCCAGCATTTTCCCCAGTTGCCTGTAGTTCAATACCGAGTG